AGAAGCACCTACAATGGACACAACACAACTAATTACACTACTTAAAAATGCAGGACTTAGTGAAACAGCTATTCAAGAAAAATTAAATGAATGGGCTAATACACCAGATAACATTGGAGAAGTAGAACCAAGAGAACACGGAGATGCATATGATTTTGCTCAGGGTGTAAATTTAAGTCTAAAACGTTATTTAGACGCAGAAAACATGAAGGTAAATGTACAAGAACATACTGTAACAGATATGAAAGCATTGTACGAAGCTAAAAAGAATAGCTAAAAGGTTATAACAAGTAGAAAGAGCTAGATAATATTCTAGCTCTTTTTCTGTATATAAATAGAGTTATGGCAGTTGATACAAGATTAACCAAAACACCTCACAAACAGGAAAAATACACAGAAGAGCAGTTAATGGAACTAGCTCAATGTGCTAATGATCCTAAATATTTTATGACAGAACATTGCTTTATTCAACACCCTACCAAGGGTCGTATGAAGTTTGAACTTTTTGAATATCAAAGAGAATTAGTAGATTGTTACCATGACAACAGGTTCAGTATTGCTATGCTTGCAAGACAGATGGGAAAGTCCACTGCCGCCGCAGGATACTTGTTGTGGTATGCAATGTTCCATCCAGACCAAACAATACTTATTGCTGCACACAAATATAGCGGTGCTCAAGAAATTATGCAACGTATTAGATTTGCATATGAAACACTACCAGATTTTATTCGTGCAGGCGTTACAGCATACAATAAAGGTAGTTTAGAGTTTGATAATGGTTCACGTATCATTGCACAAGCAACAACAGAAAACACAGGACGTGGTTTGTCCATATCACTTGCATATTTGGACGAGTTTGCATTTGTTAGAGGTACAATTGCCAGAGAGTTTTGGACAGCGTTAAGTCCAACACTTAGTACAGGTGGTAAATGTATTATTACTAGTACTCCGAATATGGACGATGACCAGTTTGCACAAATTTGGAGAGAAGCCAATAAAAGTATTGATGAGTATGGCAACGAATCAGAAACAGGCAAAAACGGGTTTGCGCATTATTTGGCCACATGGGACAAGCATCCTGATAGAGACGAAGAATGGGCACAAGAAGAACGTGCAAAAATTGGTGAAGAACGTTTTAGACGAGAACACAATTGTGAATTTATAGCATTTGACGAAACTCTTATTGATAGTATAAAACTTACTCAAATGGAAACACAAGATCCTTATGCTAAAATGGGACAAGTACGTTGGTATAGACCAGTTAAAAAAGATCACATATATATGGTTGCCTTAGACCCTAGCTTGGGCACAGGTGGAGATAATAGTGCTATACAAGTATATGAGTTGCCAGGTATGAGACAGGTAGCAGAATGGCAAAATAATAGAACACGTGTGCAAGGCCAGGTAAAAATAATTAAACAAATATGTGATTATATAGAGACAGAAACAGCTGGAAACTGCGAGCTTTATTATAGTATAGAAAATAATACACTAGGAGAAGCCGCACTAGGAAGTGTAATGGAATTAGGTGAAGAAAATATTCCAGGAACATTTTTAAGTGAAAGCAAAGCACATGGCAATAGTAAAAAATTTCGTAGAGGTTTTACAACTACCCATAAAAGTAAAATTGCTGCATGTAGTAAACTAAAACATTGGATAGAAACAGACAAAATGGGTATTGCAAGTAGTAATCTTTTACGTGAACTTAAAACATTTATCGCACGTGGTAATACATATTCTGCAAAAGAGGGCGAAAGTGATGATCTAGTAATGGCAAGTATACTTGTAATTAGAATGTCACAAGAATTAATAAATTATGAAGAAAAGGCATATGAGTATCTGCTAAGTGAAGATTCTTATGACGATGACGACTACGTACAGCCAATGCCGTTTAGTATGCTTTAAAATACTATAATTGGATAAATACTTTAAAGGAAATCTTAATGGAACAACTATCTAACGATATTTTTGATATATTAAAAGGTGCAAACTTTGACATAATTCTTTATGATGATCAAGGTCAAAAAACACTTGACCAATCTGGTGCTACTAGATTTTTTGTTAAAAATACAGATATGCTCGTTACGTTAAGAGAAGAAGATGCAAGAGCAGTAGTAGTAGTACAGATTGGTTCAGACTTCGATCTAAACGCAAATAAGACTGTGTTAAAGAACATTAAATCTGTTACACATAAACAAATGGGTGAATATAAATTGAGACGCTTTAATAAAAATATAGAACCAAAAGACTTTTCACATCAGAGTGTGACAGAAGGATATAGCAAGGCATATGGTAGCATAAAAACAAGCTATATACAGATGGAAAATTGTAGACTTATAATTAAACACAGCAAAGGTGTTAATGAAGAAGTACGAGGATCGAGAAGCAGAAATATACATTCATTGTTCGTAGAAGATGCAGAAGGAAACCGCACCCGTTTCCCACACAAATATATGGCAGGTGCCAAAGCAATGGCTATGCATGTAAACAGTGGCGGCGTTTTTGAAGATACAACAGGTACGCATATTTTAAGTATGTGTGAACAAATTACAGATATTTCTCAATTTTTAAATCATGTAAAGCGTAATAAATTGGTTAATGAAGGAAATATGGATGTAGTTGAAACATGCAGATCACGTATGAAAAAACTAAAAGATGATGTACGTAAGCTACACACAAAGGGCGGTTACAATGATCTAGCAATTACAGAAAAAACAGAAGAATTAGATGAAAATAATGTTGACATTGCACAGAAATTCGTGTATGATACATTTGAGAACAGAAACATGGATTCTGTACTTTCAACAGTAGCACGTATCGTCAAGGAGAGAGAAACAATGGATCAGATTAATAAGGAAACATTAGCATCACTATATGCAATGATTAAAGATGGAGCCGACTTTAAATTAAGTCTAGATCCAAACGATCCTTCAAATCCAAATAATGAGGATCCAAAGAAATATAGCGGCCCACAAGGTCCTATGGCAAAGGTAAGTTCAATGTTATCTTATCTAGCACAAGAAACTAAGAATGATGAAGCAAGTAATGTGTTTAGTAGGCTAAGTACTGCTATTCATGATATGGACAAACCAGCGATATCGCTTGTAGTCAAAGTTATCAATCACATTCTTAAAAAAGGTTATACTGGTACTAAAAAAGAAGAATCAGTACAACCTATCGCAGAAACAGTACTAACTGCTATGCGCAGAAAAATTTCCTAAGGAAATCAACTATTTGCTTGACAGTAAGCAATAAAAATAATATACTGTATAGGCAATTAACGGCAAAGGCGCACAGATGTGTGCAACATACAATACTAATATAGGCTAATATAGGAGAAAACAATATGGCAACTTTAGCAGAAATCCGTGCGAAACTAGCACAACAAGAACAATCAACAAGTAGTAAATCTACAGGCGGCGGCGATAACGCAATCTTTGCACACTGGAACATTGATTCCGGATCAAGTGCAACACTTAGATTCCTCCCAGATGCAGATCAAGAAAACACTTTCTTTTGGAAAGAACGTCAAATGATGCGTTTTACATTTCCAGGTGTAAAAGGTCATGACGAAAACAAACCTGTAACTATTCAGGTACCTTGCGTAGAAATGTGGAATGAAACATGCCCAGTGCATGCAGAAATTCGTCCTTGGTTTAAAGATAATTCAATGGAAGATATGGCACGTAAGTTTTGGAAAAAACGTAGTTATGTATTCCAAGGCTTTGTAACACAAAGCGATATGGTCGAAGATAACGTTCCAGAAAACCCAATTCGACGTTTTGTAATCTCACCGCAAATTTATAAAATCATTAGTAGTGCGTTAATGGATCCTGACTTTCAGGAGATTCCTACAGACTATGAAATGGGTACTGACTTTAAAATTACTAAAGGTAGTAAAGGACAGTATGCAGATTATGGTACCAGTAACTGGGCTCGTAGAGAACGATCATTAGATCAAACAGAGCGTGATGCAATTGCGGCAAATGGATTATTTAATCTAAATGATTTCCTTCCAAAGCGTCCTGATGCAGAAACATTAAATGCAATTTTTGAGATGTTTGAAGCAAGTGTGGATGGCCAACTTTATGATCCAGAGCGTTTTGCTACATATTATCGTCCGTATGGAATGGATGCACCTGCAAATACAGGTAATGTAGCACCTGCTCCAGTAGCTGCACCAGCGCCAGCACCAGCGGCGGCACCTGCTCCAGCACCTGCACCAGTAGCAGAAACAACAACTGATACAGGTTGGCAAGAACCAAAAGCTGAAGCAACTAATGTAGAACCTGCACCGGCGGCAGCATCTGCGGCAAGTGGCGACGAACAACCAAATGCACAAGATATTTTGGCAATGATTCGTCAACGTAAACAATAATAAAAATATAAGGAGACGGCCTGAGTCGTCTCCATTATCAATTCTATTGGAGATATAAATGGCAAAGCCTTTTGACGTAAGTAAATTCCGTAAAAGTATTACTAAAGCGGTGCCCGGACTATCTGTCGGGTTTAATGATCCAGATACATGGATCAGTACAGGTAATTATACATTAAACAAACTTATTAGTGGCGACTTTAACAAAGGTATTCCACTTGGCAAGGTAACAGTATTGGCTGGTGAATCTGGCGCAGGTAAAAGTTATATTGCAGCAGGTAATATTGTAAAAGCAGCACAAGATCAAGGTATTTTTGTAGTTCTTATTGATACTGAAAATGCACTAGATGAAAAGTGGTTACATGCATTGGACGTTGATACTAGTGATGAAAAACTTTTAAAACTAAACATGAGTATGATCGACGATGTTGCTAAAACAGTTAGTGACTTCATGAAAGATTACAAAGCAGAGTATGCAGATAAAGAAAAGGACGACCGTCCTAAAGTATTGTTTGTAATTGACTCGTTAGGCATGATGCTAACACCCACAGATGTTGATCAGTTTCAAAAGGGTGATATGAAAGGTGACTTAGGACGTAAGCCCAAAGCACTAACTGCACTTGTTCGTAATACTGTTAATATGTTTGGTGAATTTAATGTTGGCATGTTGTGTACAAACCATACATATGCATCACAAGATATGTTTGATCCAGATGACAAGATCTCAGGTGGACAAGGCTTTATCTATGCATCAAGTATTGTTATTGCAATGCGTAAACTTAAACTTAAAGTTGATGCAGATGGTAACAAAACATCACAAGTACATGGCATTCGTGCAGCGTGTAAGGTAATGAAAACACGTTATGCAAAACCATTTGAAAGTGTACAAGTTGAAATTCCATATGAAACAGGTATGAGTCCTTATAGTGGTTTAGTAGATTTCTTTGAAGCAAAAGCAGTACTTAAAAAAGTAGGAAACCGACTAGAATATACTAGTACAACTACTGGAGAAGTTGTTTTACAATTCCGTAAAGCATGGGAACGTAATGATAGCAACTACTTAGATTTAGTTATGCAAGAGTGGGATAACGAAGTAGTAGATGCAATTGAAGAAGATCTTATAGATGAAGAGGCAGAAGTAAATGTTAGTTAATGACGCAGATTTAGAATTTACTTTTGCAATGTATGATAGCGCAGTATCTCTATTACCAGAAAAAGATAAAACAGTAATGGCTGAAGAAGTCATACGTCACTTAGCTGATTTTGGTGTAGATATTAGTGCAAATGCACCAGAAATTTCAGATCATTGTGAAGTACTAGAAGTAGCAGTTTGTGAATTTTTAGAACAGCAAAATGAAGACATTGACATGTTTGGAGAATATAATGAAGATGATGAAGATGACGTCTATTAATGAGTATCTGGTATAACAAAGTATCACGTAATTTAGGAGAGATAGTTTCGGCCATCTCTCACTTTGAACGTGAGCTCGATCAAGCAAGATTAGAAACTTCTATGAAAGGCGTTGTTGAAAAACATAGTCGAGATATGCCAGGTATTGTTGAACATCGTTTCAACCAATTACAAGAAGTAGAAGCAATATTAGAACATCTTAATACTGAAATGAGAAAGATGCGTAGTAAAATTTTTCGTAAGTATTTAGAAAATTACAATAGAGCTTTAAGTAGCAGAGATGCAGAAAAGTTCGTTGATGGAGAACAAGAAGTTGTTGATATGCAATATCTCATTAACGATTTTAGTTTAGTACGCAATAGATACATTGGTATAATTAAAGCATTAGAAGCGAAACAATTTCAAATAAACAATATTGTGAAATTAAGAGCCGCAGGATTAGAAGATATTTCACTATAAAAATTAAATTATTTTACAAGTTATTGAAAACGCAGGAAACTTTTCTTGCGTTTTTTCTTGACACCAAGACGTTTTGGTGCTATATTATATGTATAAGTTAAACAAACAGAAAGATTTCAACATGTCAACTGATTTACGCAATGTGCCAAATTTAGATTCAACAACTGAATTGACTCAAACTCGTTTTTGGGGCGGTGTTGACCGTAAGCAGTGTGTTCAGATAACACAGAAGAAAGCACGTGGTTTCCAACAGCCTACTACATCAGATGGCTTTTTTAACCATATAGATTTAACTCGTGAACAAGCACGTGCATTGGCTGTTGAATTAATGTTGTTTGCTGAAGGTCGTGAAGTAGAAGAATTTGAAGGAGAAGTATAATGCAGATTAAAGGTGCAATGACTGTTTTAAATCGTAGAGCTCAATTTTATGGCAAAACACTTGATTGGCTAATTGATGCAATAGACAATGGCATGGATGAAAACATGACCGTTACTCAAGCATATGAAGTTTACAAAATGGATCAAGGGTATGTTTGGTGTGGCATTAATGGTCACGGATTTACTACTCCTGAAAAAAATCGTGAAGAAACCAATGTTTATTTTGGTTATGGACATCAATTAGAGTTGGATGTGTAATGTTTGATAACTATACAGTTTTAGATGCCCTTGCATTTTCTATAGAAATACATGAACAGCAAGGATTTGTAAAAAGCGGTCATGGCACTGTGCGTATAGCTGATGATGGTGAAACTGAAATACGTATCTTTGATAATAAGACATGTATTTTAGAAAAAATTAAATCAGGAAAAATCCCCGAATCAAAATATATGGATCAAGCAAAAGAAATGCTTGACCGCATTAATGGCAAACTCATGCTTAAAAAACTTACCAGTAGTTCAAATAGTTTTGAGAATTCTCTTATTAAGGCATTAAATGAAGACTTAAACAAATTTGCTGTTAGTTTAATTGCAAGTATGCCTAATAGCATTGTGATTGATCAAAAACGTGAAGCATTAAATGACAAAATGTCTAAAATCAAACATACAAGTGAGTTTTATGGAAAAAAAGGTACTCGCTATGATATTAATGTAAATGTTTTAGATGTCAAATATATACAAAGTAATGATGTATATATGGTAACTTGTATACACAAGCAATCAGATATTATTAAGTTTTGGTGGAGAGAGCAACCTGATATTTCTGACTTAATTAACGGTAAAGAACTTTTAATCAAAGCCACAGTAAAAACACATGAACAAAGTAAATATTCAGGTGCTAAAGAAACACTGGTGAACAGGGTTAAAATTATGTCAGCTAAATAATTGCATGACCTGGACCTCCTTAGAGAAAATAGAAATAGAATTAAGCGGCGACTGTAATGCCGCCTGTCCTTTATGTCCTAGAACAGAAGCAAACCTTCCTTTAAAAGGTAACGGGAACCATACACTAGAAGATGTTAAAAGATCTTTTGGACATCTAGTGCCAAAATTCCAAGAAGCAGAATTTGAGATAGCATTATATGGATTAGGCGGAGATCCTGTACTTAATCCAGAGTGTTATGAAATTACAAAATGGTTTACTGAAAATGGCGCAAAAATTATTATTAGTACAAATGGTGGATACCAAACTGTTGAATGGTGGGAAAAGATGGCAGCTCTCACCAACACCAGAGTAAAATGGGCAGTAGACGGCGGACCTCAAACAAATCATATATATCGAGTAAATGTAGTATGGAATACCGTAATGCGTAATATGGAAGCATTCATGAACGCAGGTGGTACAGGATCATGGGTTTTTATTCCTTTTGATCATAACATGGATGACTTTGATTTTGCTAGGTCTACCGCAGATAGATTGGGAATGAATTTTGAATCCAAAACTAGTGGAAGAAATGCGTTACATGAAGGTTCGCAAGTTAAAAAGTCAAAATCTAAAAAAGAT